GCAGCACCTGGCTGTAGCCAGCCACGACGGGCTGGCGCATCTCGAACCAGTGGGCCACCAGAAGCATGATCAAACTCTTCACCGTTTGCGGTACATTCCCGCCGCTGGCCCCGTAGCCGGCCGTCCAGCGGACGGTGACGCTGTTCTCGTCGCCCCGCACCGCCGGCCAGACGCCCTCGTAGTTGGGATAGATGCGGCCGGGGGTCGCGAAGGCATCCACCTGAAAGGCGTTCCCCGCGGTCGTGATCGTCCGCATGACGCCGCCCTCGTCGCGGTAGATGACCGTCACGGTGCCGGTCTGCATCGGGGGGCGCGGCAGGATGATCTCCCAGAGGGGGAACGTGTCATAGCGGGCCTCCCAGACCTGGGTGATGAGACTCAGGTCGAGCACGTTCTCAACGTACTCGCGGGCCGTCGAGATGAGGCTTGCGATGTAGGCGTCCTCGTCGGTGCCGTCCACGCGACACTGAGCCTTCGCTTCCGCGAGCGACACCGGCTCGACGACCGGAGCCGTGTGCCGGATGAGGCTCCGGTATGGCGTGATCGAACTATCCGGGTGCTCCGGCGAGCCGTATCGAATCGTGACTGTCATTTCACTCGCTTCCTTGCTTGCGTCTGCACGGTGGCCTTTTCCGTCCGCTCCTCGAGCATCGCCGTCTCAGCGGGCTTCTCGCCGACCGGCTCGACCATCCCGCGGGCGATGAAGATGCGGGCCATCCCGTCGCCCCAGTCGAACACCTGCCCGACCCGATACCCGTTGAAACTCTTGAGCACGCGAATCTTCATTTTATGATGCCCCAGGCTGACTCTGGCGGCATCTGGCCGCCGTTCCAGAACTCCGTCGTGTGCTGTTGCACCTTGCCGCCGTCTTCCGTGCGGCTGGGCCATGTGATCATCAGTTCGGCGTGGCCGACGCTGATGTTCGTCGCGAGGCCCAGCTTGTTGCCGGCCTTCGCGAAGTTCTTCCACCAGGAGATGTCTTCATCAATGTGGCCGCCGTTCCAGTCGCCGTTTTCGTTCGGGGTCGCCAGGAACCAGGGCTTCTCCATCTTCTTGATCGCTTCGGTGCGGATCAGCGTGCAGCCGAAATGCGCAGTCTCGACGAGCTGCACGGGCTTCTTGAACCAGTCGCCCTCGACGGTCGTCTTGTCTTCCGACTTCACGCCCGGCAGTGCGAACATGACGCACTGGCTCTCCCGCTTCGTCTGGAGCGGGGCGATGGCATCCACGCCGGAGTGCATGAGCAGGGCGACAAGGGCTTCGACGGTCTTGCCGGAGAATACGGTGTCGTAATCAATCGTGAGAATGACGTCGTACTTGTCGATGACGCTCTCGATTGACCGCGTGAGGCACTGGCCGAAGAAGACACCCGTGTGCTTGATGACGGGAATCTGATGGGGCGTCAGGGCCGCGTGGACGCAGAAGAAGTTGTCCGTGAAGCCGAGGCGGGGCGTGCTCATTACGGCACACACCCGCACCTCGGCCTCACAACTACCGACACGAATTAGCACGACTTCGCTCCTTTGAGGAGCGGGCGCGCATCCTTGCGCCTTAGTCGGCCGTCACTGGCCGTCCCGCTTGTTTCGGGATCAACCAGCAACCCAAGCCACCGCACCGGCCTCGCCAGCGGTCGTCGGCGTCACGCCGGCCTTCGCAAGACGAGCCGAGATGGCGACGTTCACGGCGGTCGTCGGAGTGACGCTGACCCGGAGGTAGCGCTTCTTCGACCGCGTGTCGATGTCCATCTTCACCACCGACGGCTGCGTGGTGACGGAAACCGTCGGGATCGTAAATCCATCGACGCCGCCGCCCACAAGGGCCGTCACGTTGGAGTAGGACGAATTGTCGTCCGACTCCTGCACCCGCAGGACGCTCGCGAATACCGTGTTGGCATTCGCCGCCCGCAGAACCGTCACGCTCGCGTGGTCGTAGCCGAGCGTGTCGATCGTGAGAGTCGCCGTCTCGCTCGAGCCGGTGACCCCCGCGGGGATCGTCGCTACGACCTTGTCGTTTTCGTGCTGCTTCATGCTAGGAAAGCTCCTTTATCAAGAGGCAGCCGTCTTGAGGGCGACCACGGGGCCGACCTCCGACGTCGAGCCGAGGGTGTGGTGGTTGACGTCGAACCGCATGGTTCCCTGAAGCAGGAGCTGGTCCGTGGTGGCGTACACCTGGTCGTACAGCCGCACCGCGAAGTCCCGACGACGGGCGTAGATGCTGGACAGGGCCATGTTGCCGAAGAGCACCTTGACCTTGTTGGTGTCCGCGCCGAGGGTGCTGTTGAGCACATGCACCATCCGCACGGGGTAGCCGAGGAAGGACTCGCCGGCACCGGAGCCGACGTTCTCGACGGTGTTGCCACCGGCGGCGTACTTCAGCCGGGCGATGCTCGCCGCGTAGCCGGCGGGCGAAACGTACCAGGCGGCCCCCTGTCGGGCGTAAATTGGCAGCTTGCCGATGACCGCGAGGAAGTCCTCGATGTCGAGCGTCTCGAAGGCGGTGTTGCCGCTGGCGGCCGACACGACCGAGGCCGTGTAGGTGCCGTCGTTGATCTTCGGGACGATGCCGTTGATGCCGCCGGAGCCGCTGGTGCCGTCACCAAGCCAGCCGCAGAGGTCGATCTTGTAGGCGAGGCTGGTCGCGAACTCCGTGGCGACGGCATCGGCGAGGTTGATCACCCCGGCCGAATCCTCGACCACTTCGGTGCTCATCCGGCAGCCGACGGCGAGCTTCTTCGCCACGAGGCTCACCTGACCGTAGGTCGGCTCGCTCTCGGTGATGGCCGAGCCTTCACCGACGAAGTAAGCGGTCGTGCCGCCAGTCCGCTTCGGGATCACCATCGTGTCGCGGCTCATCGACACGTTCTCCGCGGCGGGCGGGAACGTACCATAAGTCTCGACAAGGCGAATCACGCGATTGGCGAACTCCTCCGGCACCAGCGCGCCACCGGCCGAGTTCGTGCCTTCGTTGAGAGCACGGGCCTCGACGCCGTTCTCGCGGCACCACCGGATATCGGAATCGTTCTTGAAGACGGCGGCCTTGATCCACCGACCGCAGCGGTAAGCAGCTTCCACCGCATCCGGGCCTTCGTTGAAGGCACGGAGGGTCGTGTGATGGGGGCTGACGGCCCGAATCTCGACCTTCTTGGGCTGCTCGGCGACGGGGGCGGGAGCCTCGGCGGGGGCGGCCTTCTCGACCACCGCACGCAGTTCGGCTTCCTTCTTGGCGAGGGTTCCCTCGAACTCCAGGTCCGACTTCACCGCGTCGGCCTCGGCCGACAGCTTGCGGAGTTCCGCGGTTTGCTCTTCCGAACGCTCGGCCACTTCGGCCAGTTCGGTCATCCGAGCGGCGATTGCCGCGGCACGATCCTGAAGACGCTTGAGGTTGCTCGCCATGATTGGCCTTGCTCCTGGTTGAGCCGGCCAAACGCGAAAGTGCGGCGGCCGGCGGGTGTATTGCCCGCAAGCACGCCGCGACAAGAATCCTCAAGTCGCTCGCACTGCTCCTCACGAAATCCTTCGTGAGGCTTATATCTTGTAATGTAGGCTGTCGCTTACTTCGTGTGCAAATGAGTGGAGAGCATCACGCTCTTCAGCGCGGCAGCCTTGCCGACGTAGTCGATACTCCGATCACTCGCCTGCATCTGCTTGACCTTGCGCGCCGCCCAGTTCTTCGCGGGCGTGCCGCCCCACAGAAGCCACGCAACGAAGCCGGGCTTCTCTTCGCCGGCCTTGTCCCAGCCGGGGGACTTGCTCGCCGACTCGTGCCGGGCAAACCAGGCATTCATCTCGCGAAGCCATTCGGGATTCATCTCCTCGCGGCGGGCGAGGCGGTTCGCGCGGGCGACCGTCTCGGGCTTGAGGCCGTCGCCGCTCTTGCCCTCTTCGTGCAGCTTGAGTCCACGCTTCGCCGCAGCGGCCATGCCGCTCGTCGGCTTCAGGCTGACCGCCCGCTCATCGTCGGGCGAAGACTCGGAAACATCGGCGTGGGCCGTCAGTTCCGACATCCGTCGGCCGATGAAGTAGTCGGTTTCCTCCCACTCGCCGTCTTCCGACTCCCAGAGGCGGATCAGCACGGCTGGGTCGTCGGGCGTCGCGGGGAGCGGCTCCTCCGAATACTCGCCCAACTGGCCTTCTTCCATGATGTGCTCGATGCGGCCGACGCCGCCATCCCACGACACGAAATCGCCCTGGGCGTGCATCACCGACGCGGCCCGCTTCTCAGTTTCGCCTTCCAGCGGTACTTCCGCGACACCTTCGGCTCCCCCGGCCGGAACAGGCTGCGCAGTATCTTCGACCACAGGGCTAACCGCTCGCTCGTCATTCGCCATCTCCAGGGCTCGCTTGCTCACATACGTTTCGGTGGCGAGGTAGGCCGGGGTGTCCACGGGGCCGGCATCGCCGAGGTACGAGAATTTCTTGATGCGGCGGATCATCCGGCCGCCCGCGTCCCGCTGCCAGGACTCGTCCTTGGGGTTGGAACGGAACGCGAAGCTCGATCCGCGGACATCCCCG